GCAAAATATGACATAAATTCGGACGGGACCGTTGACGACGAGGAACTCTCTCGCGCAACTCAGATGTTAGAATTAGATCTGCGCGAAGAGAAGCAAGATTCACAGCGCAGAATAGCCTGGGTTGCTATGTCTTCTATGGTTCTTTATTCCTTATTACCCCTTTTGCCTTTCGTTCCAGAAGCTCGTTTGTCAACCTTAGCCTCTCTGAGCGACATGTTGTTCCTTAGTCAGGCTTCTATTATAGGTCTTTATTTCGGCGCTACGGCCTATATGTCGCGTAAACCATAGGGTTTTAACGTGATAATTGAAAGTGTAGCAGCCGCAGGGGCGATCCTCAGCACCATCAGCACCGCCATAAACAAATTAAATGAGGTTGGAGATGGGGCGGCAAAAGCTGTGGAATTGATGCAGGGGTTCAGTGATGCGCTGGATTCGTTTGAGCGTGAAAAGAAAGACTCGGTTATCAATAATCTCAGCTCACAGGAGCTTTTAAAGTTGGAATCAATCAAGCATAGAAGGGATCAATGGGAAAAGTCGCTTCACGACATGTTAGTGATACACGATCCTGCGTTGTTACAGCGTTGGGACGAGGCGAAAGCTCGCCAAAAAGCAAACCACAAACGACAGATGGAAGCGATAAAAGCTAGGGCTGCTGCTAGAAAGAAGATGATTAGGCAGATATGGTTAATCATGGGGGTAACCGCTATAGGGTTACTTTGTGCGTTTATACTAATCGGAGGGATCATACTGATTTTTAAGTGATGGATATAGGAGCAACAAGCCCAACAAATGACATTTCTTGGAGGCAAGCAGCAGAGCTTCGTTATCAGAAATTAATGGAGTCCACCCAGCGGGAAGAGCGTCGTCAAAGGGTGGAACAATTAAATACGACGTTGTATATTTCCAAAAACGGCAGGATCGAAATGCAGCAAGCGAAAGCTTCAAACAACATAAACTTTTTGGTGTAGATATGCCCCCAAAGAAAAAACCGGCAGCAAAAAAGAAATCTAAATCTCGCGTTAACGAAGCTGGCAATTATACGAAGCCATCCATGAGAAAGTCTCTGTTCAACAAGATTAAGGCCGGATCTAAAGGCGGTAAGCCCGGACAATGGTCAGCTCGTAAGGCTCAGATGCTGGCAAAGCAATACAAAGCTAAAGGCGGAGGATACAAAAGCTAATGGCTTTGAAGAAGTCTCAAAAATCTTTGAAGAAATGGACCAAGCAGAAATGGCGTACTCCAAGCGGTAAAAAGTCTTCTGAGACCGGCGAAGTGTATGCGCCTTCTGCCACCATAAAAAAATTAAAGTCGACCCCGAAAGGCAGAAAAAAGCTTGCGGCAGCTAACAAAAAGAAGAGAGCTGCAACAGCAAAAGGGAAACAGCATGCTAAGCATGGTTTGCACAAAGGGAAGAAAAGATAATGCCGCCTAAGAAAGATCCAAGATTAAAAAGAGCAGGGGTAACTGGATATAACAAGCCAAAAAGAACGCCAAATCACCCTAAGAAATCACACATTGTTGTTGCCAAGGAAGGTGACAAGATCAAAACAATTCGATTTGGTCAACAGGGCGTGAAGACGGCTGGCAAACCTAAGAAGGGAGAGTCTGCAACACAAAAGGCAAGACGTAAAAGTTTCAAAGCTAGGCATGCAAAAAATATTGCCAAAGGGAAAATGTCAGCAGCTTATTGGGCGAATAGAGAAAAATGGTAATGGGCAAGATCAGTATTGGCTTAGGTGTTGCTTTAGTTGTTGTGTGTGGCGCATTTAAACTGTACTACGACAAATCTCAAGCTGAGTTGGACTCGTTTCAAATAAGGCTAGAGCAATCAATACAGAATCAAAAAACTCTAGAAACCACAATCGAAGAGCAAAATCAAAACCTGAAACAGACCATGGAAAATCAAGAATTGATGATTGCTCAGGTTGAGCGCTTACAAAAGGAAAACATGGCAGCGCAGAACGAGGTCACTGATATTAGAAAAAAGTGGTCACGGCACTCGTTAGATGTGCTGTCCATCAGGAAGCCTCAATTGATACAAAATATTATTAATCGCGGTACGAAGGCAGTGTTGAATGATCTTAAACAGATTACCGATGAAAACCAGTTTGATCAGGACGTTTTTGTTCCTGATCCTGTTACTAGCTAGTGGCTGCTCCATCTTCGGGTCAAGCCGGGAAATACCGGAGGTCACGCCTGTCGAGGTGGTTACGGTTGTCCAGAAGGCGCCTAAATATCATCCTCCGCTCCCGAACCAGATTGATCCAGTACTGGTGGAGTGGACCGTACTAAACCCTCAAATTATGCAAGAGTATTTGGATGACTTAAACGAGGGCAACGCTCCCACGAACGTCTGGTATGCCTTGACGACGAAAGGCTACGAAAATCTTTCAACAAACATGGCCGACGTCAAAAGATATTTAAGACAGGTACTCAGCATAGTAAAGTACTATCGAGAGTCGGATGAAGAACAAGAGGGTGTAAAAGATGAATGACGATTTAAAAACATCACAGGAAGGAATTTCTCTAATCAAGTCTTTTGAGGGATGCGAATTGACTGCGTACAGATGCTCAGCGGACGTACCCACTATTGGTTATGGCCATACGGCTGGTGTTTCTGATGGCGATACCTGCACTCAAGAAGAAGCAGAAACCATGTTGGCTGACGATTTGGTTGAATTTGAAGACTACGTCAAAAACTATGTTGAATCAGAGCTTCAACAAAACGAGTTCGATGCTCTTGTTGCTTGGACGTACAACCTTGGTCCAGCTAATTTGAAAGAGTCAACTATGCTCAAAGAATTAAACTCTGGAAATTTTGAAGAAGTGCCTCGACAAATGAAAAGATGGAATCGTGCTGGCGGTGAAGTGCTAGACGGTTTAATCAGACGCAGAGAAGCCGAGTCATTATTGTTTAAAGGAGAGCCGTGGGAGGGTGTATAATGCCGCTAGGCGACTTTCACCTAGGTCGCCTAGGGACCGGTGTTCCGAACCCCACTGCCTCGGTAGCACCGGTTCCGACCATTGAGTGAACTTAGCATAAAAGACTTTGACATCTTGTCTCGGCAAGATCAGTCGGAGGCTCTTGCCTTGCTGAACCGATACGACCAGCTCGAAAAGCAGGATGCGTGTCGAACAGATTTTATAAGCTATGTCAAACATCTTTGGCCGGACTTTATAGAAGGTCGACACCACAAAATTATTGGCGAGAAGTTTAACAAGATTGCGGAAGGCAAGCTGAAAAGACTTATTGTCTGTTTGCCTCCTCGACACTCAAAGTCTGAGTTTGCAAGCACTTACTTCCCGTCATGGATGATGGGACTGCGTGGTAATTTAAAAATAATACAGACCACCCACACCGCTGAGCTTGCGGTTAGGTTTGGCCGTAAAGTAAGGAACATAATCGATAGCCAAGACTATCGACACATTTTCCCAGAAATAAAGCTGGAAGCAGATAACAAGTCTGCTGGCCGGTGGACCAGCAATCAGGACGGAGAGTTTTTCGCGGCGGGTGTTGGCGGCGCTATCACTGGTCGAGGTGCGGACCTTTTGATTATTGACGACCCGCACTCTGAGCAAGACGCTTTGTCCCCGACTGCGATGGAGTCGGCATATGAATGGTACACCTCCGGTCCTCGTCAGCGTTTACAGCCGGGAGGAATCATCATAATCGTAATGACGAGGTGGTCCACGAAAGATCTGGTTGGGAAGGTATTAAAAAAGCAGGGCGACGACCATGCCGATCAGTGGGAGGTGGTCGAGTTCCCTGCAATCATGCCTGAGAGCGAAACTCCGCTCTGGCCTGAGTTCTGGCGGAAAGAAGAGCTTTTGTCGGTAAAAGCATCGCTGCCGATCGGCAAGTGGAATTCACAATGGTTGCAAAATCCCACGGCGGAAGAAGGATCGATAGTCAAGCGTGAGTGGTGGAGAAAATGGGAGGGCGATGTTCCGGGTTATTCTTACATCATACAAAGCTACGACACAGCGTTTAGCAAAAAAGAAACTGCCGACTATTCTGCTATTACAACTTGGGCTATCTTCTGCCCGCAGGATGGCGAACCAGATCAAATAATTTTGTTAGACGCAAAACGCATGCGTGTGGATTTTCCTGAGCTGAAGAAGATTGCGTTTGACGAATACAAATACTGGGAGCCGGATTGTGTACTGATCGAGGCCAAGGCCACAGGCACCCCATTAACCCATGAGCTTCGTAGAATGGGAATACCAGTAACCGCTTACACCCCCTCAAGAGGACAAGACAAGATTGCGCGGATGAACAGCGTTGCTCCTATCTTTGAAAGCGGTATGGTGTGGGCGCCAGAAGACGAAACATTTGCGGAAGAAGTAATTGAAGAATGCGCGTCTTTTCCTTATGGCGACAACGATGACTTTGTTGACTCAATGACCATGGCGTTGATGCGGTTTAGGCAAGGCGGCTTTCTGTCTTTGAACGAAGATTACAACGACGAAATAAGTCTCCTACCAAAAAAGCGTGTGGTGTATTATTAAATAAAACAGGATAGACTCTGGCTATGGCTATCGAAAGAAGAGATCAGTTGGCAGGAACTTACGGCGACCCTGACGTTAAATTGTCAGGATCTGAGATGAGCGTTTCTGTCGATCCAGACAGACAAGACCTTTTAGATCAAGCGGATGAAGTTCTTGTTACACAAACCGAGTTGCTGATTGATGACGAAATGGATCAAGTCGA